ATTAAATCAGTTGGATATTCAATATACGCAGGAGCTAGCGAATGCTAAGAATGAAATTAGTCACTTGCGTGATATTAGTGAGCGTCATCCAGAGCGGGTGTACATCAAAGCCGAGTGTCCCAAAGTCAAAACCACTCCCTCCACCAGCTTGGCTTATGCAACCACCGCCCGACCTACTGACACCGCTATCCGAAATTATTGGTTACTCAGAGAGCGAATTGCAGAGTCAGAACAGATGATTAAAGGGTTGCAGGATTATATCAAACAAGAATGCATGGAATAAAAAAAAGCCCAGCATGGGTGCATGGGCAAACTAACAGGATATTAATCAAAGTATAGTGATAATTACTTAGTATAGCTTAAGTAAATATATATATCAGCAATTAGATAAGTCGTTTATCCATTAAGGAGAGTGATCATATCTTGACTGTTAGGAACAGACTAGAAGTGACCAAAGTAACGTAGTGACACGTGATGATGGTTGCGAATGGTTACTTTTTGTCGTCTGTATATATAGGCTTGGTGCAGGTGGCTTCCATCACAGGCATCCCTGGGGATGATATGGATTCAATTATTACTTTTGTGTCATTTCCACGAAGTAATGTAAGCCTTGTATCGTGGCTCATCCAATAGAATTCTTTGTAATAAGGTACTCCGAATTGAGATGAGTATGCTCCTTTTACCTTCATAGCATAGGTCGGAGATGGCATATGACTACTCTTTTTAGCTGGCGCTATCTTGAGGATTTGTGTTGCATTTGATTTATAAACAGAAAATATCTGGCTATCCTCACTTTTTTTGGTGGTGCCGTCTTGGGAGTAATTAATCCAAGAGCACTCCATTTCAAATATCAGGGTTTCATCTGTTGCATTAGCGCACACAGTGAACGGTATAAGTAAAGCAAAAAGATACTGTCTCATGATCCCTCTATGTCAATGCAATATCGTCTTACGACAAGACTATCACAAGAAGAGCTAACTATGACTGAAAAATATCACGTAATAGCAACTAAGAAAGATGGCTCAACATACAAAGGCATAATGACCACTAAAGAGCCTTATGTGACCAATAGGATAATCGGTAGCGCAAAAATAGAATACTAAATAAATTAGACCCAAAATAGCGTGTTTTGGGCATTCTTCAGGCCTGTGAGGATAAATAAAGGTGAGCAATTAAGCTCTATAAAAGACATAGGAGAATTCTAATGTCTAAAACAACCGATCAGCTGATCAACAATCTTAAGCATAACTTCAAGTTACTGGAAACCATTTATCAATCAGGCTTGTCAATTTACTACAATACTGACGTAATCCATGATGCTATTGATGCAATCATTGATGAGTTAAGGCGACGAGGAGTTGCTATCTAACAATAGCCCGCTCCGGCGGGTTTTTTATTGCAAATCACAAAGCTCACTACGGTGAGTTTTTTAATTTGTTATTGAGGATATGAATATGGCTAAAAGACCAGATTGGGAGGCCATCGAGTCGGCTTACCGAGCTGGCGTGATGTCCATAAGGGAAATAGCCTCTCAATACGAGATAACCCATCAGGCGATAAGTAAGCGCGCCAAGAAAGAAGGATGGGAGCGAGATCTAAAGGCAAAGGTTAAAGCTAGGGCTGAAAACTTGGTTGCCAAAAGGGAGGTTGCCAGTCTGGTTGCCACCGAAAAGGCTATTTCAGAACGGCAACTTATTGAGGCTAATGCCGAGGTTATCGCTAATGTCCGCATGGAGCATAGAGGCGATATTCGAAGGGCTAGAGAGTTAACCAACAACTTATTTGATGAACTATCTGCTGAATGTGCTGATGTGCCAGCCTTAAGAAAACTTGGCGAGTTAATGTTTAGTCCTGATGATAACGGACGCGACAAACTCAATGAAATTTATCACTCAATCATCTCCCTGCCTGAGCGCGTTAAGTCAGCCAAATCATTAAGCGAAACATTTAAAAATTTAGTTGGCCTTGAGCGTCAAGCATATGGCCTTGATGATGTTCAGCCGAATAAGACAGCTAGTCAGCTATCAGAACTAATGGACGACTTATCTAAGGAATAATCATGAAGCCAGAACATCTTGCATTATTGAGAGATAAGCTCTGGCGATTAAATCACCTCTACTGGATAACCAATAAAGAAGGCAAGCCAGTTCGATTTAAAATGACGCCTGAGCAACTCGAATACTTTGAAGGGATGCACACGCGAAACATTATCCTTAAAGCCCGTCAGCTTGGCTTCACTACTGAGGTCTGCATTATCCAGCTAGACGCAGCGTTATTTGAGGCGGCTAAATGTGCATTGATAGCCCACACACTTAACGATGCTAAGCGACTATTTAGGGAAAAAATAAAGTATGCCTATGACAAGCTACCTGATGAAATCAAAGCGGCTAACCCAGCGAGTAATGATGCGGCTGGTGAGTTGGTGTTTAGCAAAGGCGGCTCGCTCTATATCAGCACGTCATTTCGTGGCGGTACGCTCCGTTATTTGCACGTTTCTGAGTTCGGTAAGATATGTGCTAAGTATCCAGAGAAAGCCCGTGAGATTGTCACTGGCGCATTTGAGGCGGTATCAAGCGATTGTTTTACGACGATTGAAAGCACAGCGGAGGGTCGAGCAGGTTATTTCTTCGATTATTGCCAGTCTGCTGAGAAAGCGCAAATTCAGAATAAGACTCTCTCTAACCTAGACTGGAAGTTCTTTTTCTTCTCATGGTGGAAGAATCCAGAGTATGCCATTAACCCTGTTGAGCCATTACCCCAGCGGTTAGTTGATTACTTTGATGAGATAGCCAGCAAACATGGTGTTCAATTAAACGAGCGCCAGAAAGCATGGTATTACGCCAAAGAGAAAACGCTTGGCGACGATATGAAACGGGAATACCCGTCAATACCGTCTGAGGCATTCCAACAATCGGTTGAAGGCGCTTACTACGCTAAGCAATTCCGCTACCTGTACGAAAATAAACGCATTGGCACACTTCCTGATAACTCACACTTACCGGTTCACACGTACTGGGATATTGGCGTCGGTGATTCAACATCAATTTGGTTTATCCGTGAAGTGGGCGAAGAGTTCCATGTCATTGATCACTACTCAAACAGTGGTGAAGGTCTACGGCACTACATGAAAGTGTTAAAAGACAAAGGCTACACATATGCAAGTCACAATGGCCCTCATGATATCGATAACCGTGAGTTTGGTTCTGATGCGAAATCACGACGTGAATTAGCGCGTGAAGGGTACGAAATAGACGGACAAATTTACTCAATCCGATTTGAAGTGGTGCCAAAGCTTTCAGTCGATGAAGGTATCGAGGCAGTACGTGAAATTCTGCCACTTTGCGTGTTCGATGAACACAAATGCAGTGAAGGCATTGCTCATCTAGAAGCTTATCGCAAAGAGTGGGATGACAAGCGGGGCTGTTGGAAAGATAAACCGCTTCACGATTACACGTCACATGATGCTGATGGATTTAGATATTTTGCGGTGAGCAGAAGAAATACCAAGCGCCCAGCATTCGAAATTAACCTAGGAACAACCTTCTGATGAGTACAACAAATGTAGATTTCACTCGACCGGAGTATAAAACGGCTGCTCCTCAGTGGGAGTTAGTGCGCTCTGTTTGTCGAGGTGGTGAAGATATAAAAAGCTATCTTCCTGAGCTTGAAGAGCAAGATAGTGAGCGTAAAAAGAAGCGCAATAAAGATTATCAAGACCGTGCGGTGTTCTATCCAATAACGGGCAATACTCGCAACGGCATGATAGGGATGGCATTTAAAAAAGATCCCTTAGTTGCTGTCGTCGAAAAGCTGTCGTGTTTAAAAGACGATGCTGACGGGGCGGGTTCAAGTATCTATCAATTGGCTCAGTCTTCACTTGAGTCAGTATTGGAAGTCGGTCGGCATGGTCTGTATGTTGATTACAACAGTGATTCGAAACTCCCGTACATATTCCAATATCGTGCTGAAGACATCATTAACTGGCGTACAGCTCGTATTAATGGGCGCACGATGTTAACGCTGGTGGTATTGCGTGAAACGGTGGAAGAAGAGGACGGGTTTGGTTTTAAGGATGAGGTTCAATACCGTGTATTGTCGATAGAAGAAGGTAAGTTTGTCTGTCGTGTCTATCGCAAGCCCAGTGGAAGTAGCGTTTTTGAAATTTCTTCTGAGTATATACCTGCGCGTGCTGGTAACGGTGTGTGGAATGAAATTCCATTTACATTTATTGGTGCACAGAATAATGATCACACTATTGATGAAGCCCCACTTCTAGGATTGGCAAAAATCAACCTAGGGCATTATCGAAACTCTGCTGATTATGAAGATTCTGTTTTCTTCTGTGGGCAAATACAACCTTATCTAGGTGGGCTAGGAACAGAATGGCGTGACTATCTAGAAAAGAAAGGCGTTATGGTTGGTTCTCGCTCGCCAATTATGTTGCCAGAAAAAGGTTTCTTTGGTTACGCTCAGGCTCAACCTAACATGCTGGCAAAAGAAGCAATGGACAGTAAACGCGATTATATGGTTGCGCTCGGTGCTCAATTGGTTTCTGCTGATAGCAAAGTTAAAACGGTTATTCAGTCTGTCGGTGAACAGAACGCACAAACCTCTATCCTGAGCATCTGTTGCTCTAATGTTTCCGATGCATGCAGTAAATCGCTAATATGGTGTGCTGAATACTTAGGTTTAGATACTGCAGGCATTTCGTTTGAGATTAACAAAGACCTCGTTAATCACATTGCCGATAGTTCGATGATCCGTGAAATCGTCGCAGCATGGCAATCTGGCGCAACGCGTAAATCTGACTTAGTGAGAAGTTTGCAGAAATATGATGTTATCGACCCCGCTGATGATGTTGATGTGGTGGTGGATGAGCTTAATAATCAAGAGCCGACAATGGTAGGTGAGACATGAGATCAGTGAATGAGCGGTTAATGGATGAATTGATTGCTCACTCCCTGTTTTCTGGTCGCTATTCTACAGGGGTGGCTAGACGCATGATAAAGGCACTTAATGAGTTTGATGCTGAATTAACTGCTTCACTTATAGTGTCTTTAGATGATACCTCCATCGATGTTAATAGTTTCACTGCAAGGCGATTGGAGTCGTTGCTGTCCAGCGTTAGAAGTATTAATAAGCGTGCAGTTGATAGTGCTTTTTCATTGTTAACAGAAGAAATGAGAGCGCATGCATTATATGAGGCTGGCTACTACCCATCACTGTTTGATGCTCTACTACCTGATGTTGTTCTACGCAAATATCCACTAATGAGCATTACAGAGGAAATGCTATTTTCCTCAGTCATGTCTCGCCCATTTCAAGGGAAATTACTTTCTGAATGGGCTGATGGATTAGAATCAGATCGCATGACACGCATAAATAACGCTGTTCGGAATGGTTATTTAAATGGTGATAGTGCGGTAGAAATCGGACGTAAAATCAGAGGACATGCAAACCAAGGTTATAAGGATGGCGTATTGCAACTAAGCCGAGCTAATGCGACGACAATAGCTAAAACGGCCATTAGCCATTTACAAGCAACAGCGCGAGATCAGTTTGCTGATGCCAATAAAGACATTCTTGATTGTAAACAATGGTTATCTACCCTCGATAATAAAACATCTCACGATTGCATTATTCGGGATAGGTTGAGATACACGCTGGAAGGTAAGCCTATTGGTCATAAAGTTCCTTATCTACAAGGCCCCGGAAAAATCCACTTCAATTGCCGCTCAACAGAAACGCTGGTTACCAAATCGTGGCGTGAATTAGGTATCGATTTAGATGAGATGGACGCAGGAACTCGTGCCTCAATGGACGGGCAGGTGCCAGCAGATACCAATTTTCTTGATTGGATACAACGGCAACCTGAATGGCGACAGCGTCAAGTTTTCGGAGAAACGCGATTCAGACTAATGAAAGAGGGCGGTATGCATCCTTCTGAGTTTTATACCGATAAGGGAGAGTTTATTTCACTAGAGCGACTTAGAGAGATAGATGGGCATGCATTTAGAGAGGCTGGATATAGCTAATCAATAAACCATTTAACAAGGTCACCTCGGTGGCCTTTTTTATTACCTAAACTCAGCTCAGGGCTGAGTTATTACAACGCGCTAGGCGCATCTAATCCCAAGGGGAATCACATGTTATTTATGAATATCGAACGCAAATATTATTCACAGGCTGATGATGGTTCGCAAGGTGGAGGTGGTGGAACACCGGAAATCACTCCAGAAATTCAAGCTATTATCGACCAGCAGGTTTCAGGGCTAAAGGCTAAAAACAGTGAGTTGCTAGGCAAGCTCAAAGAGCAAGGCGATAACCTGAAACGTTTTGAAGGCATTGACCCAGACACTGTGAAGGGCATGCTTAAACGCTTTGAGAATGACGAAGAAGCCAAGCTCATTGCTGATGGCAAGATTGACGAGGTTCTCAATAAGCGCACTGAGCGTTTGCGTGGTGATTTCGACAAGAAGTTAAAAGAAGCAAGCTCTAAAGCTGAAAAGGCAGAGGCGTTTGCAAATAAATTCCGTGCTCGTGTGTTAGGCGATGAAATTCGTTTTGCAGCAGGGAAAGCGGGTGCATTAACCAGCGCTCAAGAAGATTTAATTTTACGTGCCAAAGGCATTTTTCAGATCAACGATGAAGGTCAGGCCGTAGCCGTTGATGAAGATGGCAATCCAATCATGGGCAAAGATGGTCGCACGCCATTATCACCTATTGAATGGATTGAATCCCTAAAAGAAAGTGCTCCTCACTTATTCCCCGCAGCCTCTGGTACAGATGCAGGGAAACATAAACAAGGTGGTGCACATTTTAAACGTTCTCAAATGTCCGCCAGTGACAAGGCTGATTATATTCGCCGATACGGGCGTGACGCATATTTAAAACTTCCAAAAGAGTAAGGAAATATAAGTAATGGCTACGATGACTAATAATGATTTAGTAATTTATAACGATTTAGCACAAACTGCGTTTTTAGAACGCCGTCAAGATAATTTAGCAGTATTTAATCAGGCATCAAACGGCGCAATTGTGCTGGATAACCTTTTTATTGAGGGGGACTTCCGTAAGCGTGCATTTTATCAGATCGGCGGTTCGATTGAGCATCGTGATGTAAACTCCACAGCATCTGTAGAGAACAAAAAAATCGGCGCGGGCGAATCTGTTGATGTAAAAGCACCTTGGAAATATGGTCCTTATGCAACGACAGAAGAAGCATTTAAACGCCGTGGCCGTGATGTATCGGAGTTCTCTGAGTTAGTGGGTACCGATGCGGCAGATGCTTCACTAGAGGGTTATATCAAATACTCTTTAGCTGCTTTAGGTGCCGCTATTGGCAATAACAAAGAAATGGTGGTGACTGCGGATATTGCGACAGATGGCAAGAAAACACTGACCAAAGGTTTACGCAGATATGGTGATAAGTTCAACCGCGTAAATCTGTTTGTTATGCACTCAACCACCTACTTCGATATTGTTGATCAGGCCATTGACAACAAAGTGTATGAAGAAGCGGGTGTGGTTATCTACGGTGGACAGCCAGGCACATTAGGTAAGCCTGTGCTGGTAACGGATACAGCGCCAGTAGATGCCATCTTTGGTTTAGTGCCGGGTGCTGTGACTATCACTGAATCCCAAGAGCCGACTTTCCGATCTTATGAAATCAATGACAAGGAGAACTTGGAAGTTGGTTATCGTGGTGAAGGCGTGGTTAACGTTGGCGTTCTGGGCTATAGCTGGGATGAATCAAAAGGAAAAAACCCTGATTTAACACAGTTAGGCACCGCAGGTAACTGGAAGAAGCATTTCACTAGCAACAAATTAACCGCTGGCGTCATGATTAAACTGACTGCCGAAGAGGGAAAGTAACCCTGTCAGCGGATAAAACGTCCGCTATCGCTGACAGTACAGATACAGTAACGATCACTCTTAATTACACCAAGGGCAGCTCTCCAGTCGAAGGAGCTACCGTTAATTGGTCTACAACAGGTGGTAAATTAAGCGTTACTTCATCTAAGACGGGCAAAGCTGGTGGTGCGACAGTGAAATTAACTTCTGATTCACAGGGTGAATTTATTGTCACAGCCACTGTTGATGGTGTTGCACAAAATACTGATGCAATTACATTCACAGAAAAAACTTCTCCAGACGAGTAATTTAAGGGGCTTTGTGCCCCTCTTTTTTTTGAGGTGAGCATGATTGATCCTGATAAGAACTCTCCAATATTTAATAGCTACGCAAGTGTGGATGATTTGAAGAAATACGCTGAGGATAGAAATATCACTTTGGCAGATAGTGGATTAGAGGCATTACTAATTACGGCGATGGATTATCTTGAATCGCAAAAATGGTTAGGTAAACGAACTAACCTAAATCAACCTTTATCTTTCCCTCGCTCAGGGCTATCTCGCGACGGTGTTGCCATCCCAAGCGATCAGATACCAAAGCAATTAATCCAAGCTCAATGCCGTTTAGCGATTGAATCAGTAGAAAATGACCTACAGCCCACGTTAGGCGCTGAAATCACCTCAGAGCGAATTGAGGGCGCTATTACTGTGCAATATGCCGAAGGCACTAATACTGGCGCACCAAACTTTCCTTGGTTAAAAGGTTTATTGTCTGGCTTGATTGATGTCTCGGATGGATTTGCCATTAATACATTTGCAATGAGGTAGCCATGAACATTTATCAACGTGGGCAGAGTACAGCATTAAGGATGTTGAAAAAATATGGCGTTTCCTATCAGGCTAAGCGTGATGGTAAGCATTGGGTTGATGATGAGGGGCAGGAACACTTTGAGCCAGAAACGTTATTTTCTGTTGTCGGGGTAAAAACGCAATATAAACCTTACGAAATCGATGGCACGCTTATTCTCTCTACGGATATTAAAATGATACTTCCTCCAGATATTGATATTCAGAAAGGGGATAAGGTGCTTGTCGATGGCGTTTGGTTGCGCGTTCATGAACCGAACCCTGTTAAATCCGCTGATATTATTATCTGCTATCAGTCTCAACTGAGGGCGTGACATGTCAGATCAGTTCATGAAGTCGATTAATATCTTTATCGACAAATCTAACGCAAATATTGAAACGGTTGTCAAAAATACAGGGTTTAAAATATTAGCGAAGCTTGTTGATATGTCACCTGTTGGAAATCCTGAATTATGGGAAGTTAATAGGGTTGCCTCAAACTACAATAAAGCAGTTTTTGAACATAATGAATATCTAAAACAAGATCCTAATAATTTAACACCAAAGCGACGTCAATTAAAAAAGCGTGTTCGTGTTAATGACTCTATGGATATTTATGTTCCTCCTGGTTATACAGGGGGGCGGTTTAGAGGTAATTGGCAGGTGTCATTTGATGCCCCAGCGGAAGGCGAGACGGGGCGCATAGATAAGTCAGGCAATATGACAAAGGCGTTAGGCAACGTTGTTATTGAACAATTTAAGGTAGGAATGAAAGCTATCTATTTCACAAACAATGTGCCTTATGCTTACCGCCTTGAAATGGGGCATTCGAAACAAGCACCTAACGGTATGGTTGCTGTGACTGCTGAGGAATTTAGTCAGTTTTTCAACTCTGCCGTATCGGAAACTAAATCATGAATCAGTCGACAATTAATACTGAAATACGAAAGCTGGTGGCGAGCATTGGCAAGGATTTAAATCTTAAAATCGCATGGCCCAATCTTCCTTTTAATGATATTAACGATCCCTATCTTCAACTCCATGTCATGCCAGCAGAAACGGATAACATCGGGTTATCTCTGGATATGCCTGTTTATCGTGGTGTTATCCAAATTAACGTAGTTGGGAAAGTAGGGGGTGGGGACGCTAAGATATCAACTATTGCTGATGACGTTAAAAACAGATTAGAAAATGGATTAACATTAGGGGAGGGTATCTACATTAACGGAGAGCCTAGCCAGTTCCCTCCAATTTCAGATGAAACAAATTATACCATTCCTATTCGTGCATCCTATCGATGTAATGCAATCCGATAACACCGCTTAATTGCGGTTTTTTTATACCTAAAATAGAGGTTAACAATGGCCTATAACATTCCTAATGGGTCGCGTGTTTACGTCGCAAGTAAATACGATGACGAAATTAAAATTACCGAGGCAACTAATGCCGAAGAAGCCGTACTAACAGTTGATGATGTGGGTGACATTGCTAAAGGCGATATTGTTCATGTTACATCTGGCTGGAAAAAAGCTTCGGGTGCTTTCCGTGTTGCAAGTGTCGCTGAATCTAAAATCACCTTAGAAGGTGTCGATACAAGTGATAAAAATGTGTTTCCTGCTGGTGGCGGTACAGGAACATTAAAGAAAGTATTGTCATGGGAAGTCATGCCACAGGTAATGACACTTTCTACAGAAGGTGGGGAACAGCAAACTCAAGAGGTTCAATTTCTTGAAGATGAGCAGGCAGAAACTATCGATACCTATAAAAATGGTGTTGTACAGGTTTATACCTTTGCTCACGATGCTAAGCTGCCTATCCGTAAATTGCTAACAAAATTGGACGACAGTAAGCAAGTTACTGCAATCCGATTCTTCAATAAACGCGCAGAAGAAGATCGCTATTACACAGCTTCAATTTCATTCCAGCGTGTGCCAAACACTGCTATCAACGAAGTTGAAAACGTAACAGCGCGATTCTCACTTAAATCTGAAATGCAGATTTATACCAACGCATCTTAATCAATAAATACTCACAACAGCCCCGAAACAGGGGCTTTTTAAGGACTGATAATGCCTAAATTTACACTCGTCCCAAATCCAACCTTCAAAGCTAACGTTAAAATTCCTGTTGCCGGCAAAGAAAAGCCAGAAGTAGTTACATTCACATTTAAACATCACTCAGTAAGTGAGCTTGATGGAATGCGAGAAAAACCGATTTCTGAGTTCTTTGAGCAGATTATTGCTGACTGGGCGATCGAAGAGCCATATAACAAAGAAAATTTAAACATATTGTTAGATAACTACCCTTCAGCCTCTCGTGCTATTTCATCAACGTATTACAACGAGCTACTAGGTAACCGCGAAAAAAACTCCTAACGGTCGCCGAGGCGATGTATGGCGGAATGAGTTCAAAAGAATCGGCTGAGTTCGAGCGCGCTTTTGGCTTTCCGCCTGATATTGATGATGTTGAGGTGTGGCCTGATGTTTGGGATTCGTATCAAGTATTTTCAGCTATGAATACACAGTGGCGTGTAGGCATGAATGGTATCACAGGCTTGGATTACAACCCATTAAACCAAATAATGGACTTACTCAACATCAAAGATAGAGCGACCGTTTTTAGCGATCTACGCATTATGGAAGCTAAGGCGTTAGATGTGATGCATAAGAGATCGTAATAATGAGCCGATCAGTGGTAAGCGTAGATTGGTGAGCAGGAAGAGAAAGTAAACAAAGGCATCCGTGCCATTATCAACGAGGGATAAGGGGGTTAGCGTGTGTATACAGCTGCTTATAACTTACAATGCAAGCATGAACAATTAAATTATGCTTGCATATAAATTTAATAATTGTATATAATGCAAGCAGCAAAACAATAAGGATGCTTGCATATGTCAAATAATAAAGAAGATGATTCAAAAAAAGAAGTAAAAGGTAAAGCTAAGGGGGGTATTGCTAGATCTAGGTCACTAACAGCGTCGCAGCGTTCAGCGCAAGCTAAATCTGGGGCAATTGCTAGGTGGGGATATAAAGCCACACATATGGGAAATTTTAAAGATTTGTTTGGTATTGATGCTGAATGTTATGTTCTGAATGATGATAAGAAAACTCCAGTGGTAACAAAGACAGGTCTTGCCGAGCTTCTAGGCCTTGGTCATCACGCTAGAGATGTAGATCAGGTTTTGTCGTCAAAGTATATGAGTGATTTCCGTGATCTGGAATTAATGGAAAAAATGAAAAATCCCTTTAAATTTCAATTCACTTCGAAGTCTAAAACAGTGCATCAAGCTCATGGTTATGACATATCTGTAATAGTTGATATTGGTAAGGCCTTGATAGAAGCTAGGGAGGCCGGATCTCTCCCGACAGCTAGGTTGGGAGCTGCAAATGCATCTCAAAAGTTGATTAATGCATCAGCAAAATCAGGAATCACAGGCGTTGCTTATGCTTTGGCTGGATACAGACCAGAAGTTCAGGAAGTAATTGACGCATTCAAAGCCTTTGTTAGGGAGGAAGCTAGGCAGTATGAGAAAGAGTTCCCTGATGAACTATATGAGGCATGGTACAAAATATATCAATTAAACAGGCCAGAGAGAGGAAGACCTTTTTTATTCAGTAAGCTAACAAATGAACAAATTTATATACCCCTGGCAAAAAGTAACGGAAAAATCCTTGATTTAGCCAGAAAGAATAAAGATGAAAATGGGAAAAAAGGGGATAAAATTCATCAGTTTTTAGCTGAAGTTGGGGTGAAAGCTCTAAAACAACAGATTGGTAAAGTTCTTGCTGTGTCTGAGTTATTTGATGATAAAGAGTCTTATGAGGCGGCTTTAATGAAAGTAAATAAAGCATAATTGAATAAGCAGTATAAATCAACCCACTCCGGTGGGTTTTTTGTTGCCTGAAATCTACAACCTATTGATATAGTTTGATTATAGCGAATCGCGAGAATTGATAGCCCATCCTTGGGCGTTACTACTATTGTTATGCAATTAACGGAGTGTTTAAAATATCTCCGCTTTTCTCACCTTGCATAACTTGGGTGCGTAGACGGAAGTTTTGCAGTAACTCAATAAGCGCATTAGAGTCACGTTGTAATTTTTGAATGTATTCAACACTGACAACGTTATGACCATCAACGCTAACTACTTGTTGCTTTTCATTTTTATAAGAAACCAACCATCTTCCCTCTTTGGGTATGGTTACAGTGATTGAGTTTTGATTTGGCTCAAAAAGTATATTTTCTTCCTGTTTAGGAATGTATTCACCCTCAAGAACGAACTTGTGAATATACTCAACCGCATCGGGTATCTGATCTGCTGTTAGCTCTTCAATGCTACTAACATTAAATTTCTGGTGAACAAGAGAATAGGCTTCTGGGTACATAATGCCTTTCTTACTAACCAGTAGATTAACAGCATTCTTTAATGGGTTGCGTTCTTGAACAGTTGATTTGTGTTTTTTCTTAACTTCACCAGTAGTCCAATATTCATAAAGTACGTCGTCACACTCTTCTTGATACTTGATTACTTTATCGCGGATCTCTGGTTTTACCTTGTTAGGGCTGATAGTGTGAAGCCAGCCTGCAAGTTTACGGAGAGCTAGGCAAATCATATTGCGCTCCTTGCCGTCTGCGGCAACTATCACGATTTCCGTGATGGTTGATTTAAATCGTTGTTTTATCTTCTCAAATTGAGATTGCCAAGTTAATCCCATACCTTCGACGATAGGTTTCATCGGTACATATGGCTGACCTTTATAATTCACAACATATAAATTGTTACCGTGGAAAGGTACATTGATAGTTGATATAGTATTCATGGTTCGTTTCCTAATTTTTCGAATCAAACTAGAAGCCCTGACTATTGCAAGTAGTTAGGGCTTCGCTATTTTACATGCTTAAAAGTCATAGACAGTCATCATTAATCATGTAAAATATATCTTATACTCAAAACAACACTTGTCAATACTATTGATGACTAATTATGATTAAAAATAACTCTATTGCAAAAAGACTAACTGAACTAAGGGCGCAAAAAGGCTTGTCACAAAGTGAGCTTGCCGAATTGTCAGGTGTGGCACCGGCTCAAATATCTAGATATGAATCAGGTATTAATGTGCCAAGAGCCCACATTATTGCCAAATTAGCGAAAGCTCTTGGTGTTCAGTATTCATTTCTAGAGAACGGATTTTCTATGGATGGTGAGAATCTTTTAACGCAAATGTCCATGAATAAAGACAATACTGCAACAATATCACTTGAACTGGATAATGAGACCCTAGAGATTGCTAAAAAATCGGCAGAAATCAGAGGAATATCATTAGAAGATTATTTGAAGTGGCTTCTAGTGTATGGGATAACAGGCCCTAAATAACGAACATTCTTGATAAATTAAAACAATAGGGTGGTTTAGTGGGTAATAAAAAAGATAGTGGAAATTTCCATCTTTGCTGTAAATAAGATCAGTAACACCTTGCTTAAAACAAATGGTTAAATGTATTCACATTTTACTAATAAGTGTTGCTCATGAATACAGAAAGAATAGCTTTTTTACACCCATATAATCCTAGTGATGATGAGTCTCCGTTACTGTCTTTTGATTGTGACGAAATACCTGTTGTGCTTGATTTCCATTTCAAGGTGTTCATGTTAGACCTTAAGGATGATGAGCCAATATCTCTTCAAAATAGGTTGTTTAGGATTGATGGTGAAAAAATAACTCCAATTTGTGATCCGAAATCGATATTAATTAAGGTAAAGGATACACAAGGGAAGCCTAATGAAGTAATGGCATCCATAAAACTCACCTTTGAAAAATGTAAATTTATAGAAGAAGGAACCTACTTTATTGAGTCATCATTTATAAAAAATGCAGAGATGATAAACAGCAATAGAGCTTATTTCAAAGTGAGTAAAACAAATGAATAATCAAGCCATTGACTCTAAGTTAAGTAGAAATAGGTTAAGAATAGTAAAGCCTAATGAAAGGGTTGAGGATTTTTGTACTACTATCTATGGTGGCAGTGGTGGAGGTGGAGATATGGAAGCTAGAATTGCAAAACTAGAAGCAAATGTAGAAAGCATTCAGGCCACATTAACTGATATTAAATCAGACATGAAAACGTCTAAGGGTGATATAAGCACCTTAAAATCTGACACTGCGGTAATTAAGTCTAATTATGCCACAAAGCAAGATATTGAAGGTGTAAAAACAGAAGTTCAAAAGGCAATATCAACACAAACTAAATGGCTTATGGCTACTATATTTATTGCCTTAGGTGCGGGAATTACCATAGCTAAATTACTTTTCTAATTTGCTCCCATTTGCGACTACACTCGGCTACCATTAAGAAAACTAAATAAAGAACTGAGAGGACGGGATGAGACAACTATTATTAATTATTGTTATTTTAATAGCAGGATTTTTGATTTATGGCGCAATTATGTCATCTTCACCAGAAAGCAAAGAAAAATCAAAAGACCGAAATGCAATAAGTTATTGTTGGAAGGAGTATGATAAAAAATCTCTTTCTGACGAACAAAAACGATTTATTGCTAGTTCATGTGAAAAGATGGAATCTGATTTTCGCTCTCGATATGGCGTGAATCCTTAGTTAAATAAATTAATAACATTATCAATAACCACCTTCGGGTGGTTTTTAATTATCTAACGTTTGCTTTGTTTTGCATTTACATCGAGCTATCATAAATGAATAAGTAAAAATTTAGTGAGGGCTACATGAAAGGTTTCGGATGGGTATTGCTTGTTATAGGTATTTTGGCAGCATTTGCCGCTTTTAACATGGATGTCAGTGTGGCAACTAGCTATGGAGGTAGGGTAAATAATTTCGGGCTGATGGCGCAAAGGCAGAATTATATTCTAATTAGCTGTTTTGTTATTTTTTGCGGGCTAATGATGGTCATATTTGGTGGTAGAAGAACAATTGAGTCAGGCCAAGTTAAATGTCCATTCTGTGCGGAATTCATAAGTAACGAAGCTATTAAGTGTAAGCATTGTGGTAGCGATTTATCAGAACATAAAAGATTACAGAAAGAAAAAGAGACTAACTTAAAAATAAAATTCAATGCCATTAATTATGATCAAACAGAACTGTACGATACTTCATCCGGAAAAGCTGTTCTAAATTATGAAAAATTGGCTAAACTTGTTCAGCGGATTAAATTTGAGGATGAAGATATTTCCGGTGAAGCACTGCTAGCTAGACAGAAGTTTAATATTGAAACAATTCAGTCACGTCTACCTAAAGAAATAAAAAAAGAGTTTAGAGACAAAGCGAGTCAATTAATATTAGATTCATTTATAAAATCAGACAAATTAGGGGAATTACATTATAGATTTATTTCCATAGATAATGGAAATTATCGAATAAATAAGGATGAAATTAAGAAGTTTGCTGAACATTTAATTTCTAAGTTGCCTTATGGTCACGATGTATTCACTGATTTTAACGATGAGATATCTAAGGCAATGAAATCTATACCTAGCGATGTTAGGGGAGATTTTATGAGCAATCTGCATCATTTTGTTTATGGTAAATAATAGAGAACATTCACAAACAAGCCACCTTCGAGTGGTTTTTTTATATCTGGAGGAAATTAAATGGCAGATATAGCAACAATATCATTAAAGGCTGATACGTCAGATCTGGAGCGTGGCACACAAAAGTTAAAGGAATTCGGCGATACGGCAGAAAAGGTAAGCGGTTCTTCGCGAAATTTAAATGACCAGTTTAATAGAGGGGTTGATCATCAAAAGAGAGCAGCCGACGCGATAAAGAGGCAAAAGAAAGAACTTGATGACTTATTAAATTCAATAAATCCAACCAATAAAGCATTTGATGCGCTTGATAAAGCTACTCAAAAATTAATAGAAGCAAATAAAAAAGGGATATTACCAAAGGATCAGTTTGCAGACTATAACGCCATACTTGAGCAGACTAGGGATAAATTAACACGTGTTAGCATGTCTCTTACAGCTGAAGGGCAGGCGCTGTTAGCTCAAGAGGCGGCAACAAATAGAGCCAAGCGAGCTGCTGATGATTTTTTAAATTCACTGAAAAATCAAACTGAAATCATAGGAAAAACGAGGACAGAGATTTTAGAGTTAAAAGCGGCTCAACTTGGCGTGTCGCAACAAGCTGCGCCGATGATCAACAGGCTAAAAGAGCAAGAAAAAGCCTTTATGAATGGCTCAATCACCATTGACCAATATCGAAACGCTATGCGGCAATTGCCAGCCCAAATGACAGATATTGTTACGTCATTAGCATCAGGAATGCCAGTCTGGATGGTGATGATACAACAAGGTGGACAGATAAAGGACTCATTTGGTGGTATTGGAAACTCGTTGAAGGCGCTTGCATCGATAATTACTCCAACAAAGATTGCTATTGCAACAGCAACAACTGCATCACTAGCCCTGGCTTACTCTGCTTATAAAGGATCTCAAGAATTTGCTGAGTTTAATAAGCAATTGATAATGACGGGACGTTACGCTGGCAAAACAGCCTATGAATTAAATCAATTATCTAAAACTTTAGTTGGGAACTGGATTACTCAGGGTGACATGGCCTCAGCTCTAACTAAAGTGGTGGGTAGTGGGCGTTTTCAAGGAGACCAGATTTTGTTGGTGGCAAGGGCTGCAGCACAAATGGAGCAATCCACCGGAAAATCAATAGATGAAACAATAAACCAATTTAAGAGGCTAAAGGATGATCCTGTAAATGCTATTTTAGAATTAGATAAAACATTGCATTTGTTGACTGCGTCTGAATACGAGCACATTAAGTCATTAGAAATAGCAGGAAAAACACAAGAAGCTTCTGAGTTTTCAATTAAAAAACTGTCAGAGGAAACTGATAGAAGAACTAGATCTATGAATCAAAATATAGGTTCATTAGAGAGAGCATGGAATGATGTTGCAACCGCAATAAAGAATGCAGGAAATGCTTTAAAAAATATTGGTAAACCTCTTTCCGATGCGGAGGCGTTAGCTGAGATAAACGACAGAATAAAAGAATGGGAAAATGCTGGATTTTGGCATGGAACCAAAGAACAAAGAGAAAATATGATTCGCAACTTAAAGGAGCAACAAAAGATTTTAAGTTTCGTCGTATCTTCTCATGAAGGTTATGAAAAAGCACAAAACAAATCCAAGGAGGCGGATGAAAAAAGAAAAGAATCAATTAGAGAATATAATAAATTATTAGAAGATACTGCAACTAACGCTCAAAAAAGAACAGCGGCCCTAAATAAGCTATGGGAGCAAGTTAGAAGAGACCCTGAATTTTGGACTGAAGATAAAAGGAAGTTAGCAGTACAAAATATAAATAATAAATTTAAAGATAGAACATCTAAAACCCCAACCTACCGACCAGATTATGGTACTAGAGTAGACGAATCAGCAAATCAAGCCCTACTATCCCTGCAAGCACAATTGAAGGTGCTAAAAGAGCATAAAACAGTCAGTGATGTGATTAGCTCTGAGCGTAAAAAGCTGTGGGATATGGAGGCGAAAATATCAATCCTTGAGGAGGCTCAGAAAACAAGACAGTTAACCAAGGACGAAAAGGCGTTGCTTGCTAAAAAGGACTACATTCTTGCTTCTCAAGAAGCATTGGCCATAGCTGGTGATGATGTTGAGCTTCAAAAGCAAAAAAATAGAGAGCTAGACCAACAGAACAAATGGATGGACAACCTTAATGCAAAAATAAAAGCATTGAGGGAAGGAGCAGGGCTATCTAGCCGATTGCAACAAAGAGAAAGCGCATTAAATCAAGCTGACACTCCTGAAAAAAAGGACAAATTAAAGGAATGGTACGCTGAAGAAGACGCTATTCGTGCTAACTGGGAGTTAGGCGTTAAGAAAGGCTTTGCTGAATTCCAAGATCAGGCAACAAACGTTTACGGTAACGTAGCTCAAATTAGTCAATCAGCATTTCAGGGCATGAGTAACAGTCTCTCTGATTTTGTATTGACGGGCAAAGCTAATTTTGCTGACTTCACTCGCTCATTCTTAGAAATGACCACCAAGATGTTAATGCAGATGGCTATGCTAAATGCTATGAAAGCGGCATTTGGTGGTAGTGCGGTAGGTAATTTCTTTGGATTTGCAAGTGGTGGTTATACAGGCGATGGTGGAAAACATGATCCAGCGGGTGTAGTACATAAAGGCGAGTTCGTCTTTACCAAGGAAGCAACGCAACGATTAGGTATTGCCAACCTTTATCGACTAATGGATGCAGGAAAGCGAGGTTATGCTTCAGGTGGTCATGTCGGTGGTTCAGCGCCAATGTCGGTTACACAGCCAACAGCATTTATCGCTCGCAATCCTCAAATTGCTAGTGGTGGAAACGTACAGATTAATTTAGGAGATATTAATATTGAAAATGGACAACAGCAACAGCCGTCAAGTAATCAAGCCAATGCTTCATCATTAAAGCGTGAATTCCAGCAAATGGTGGAAAGTGGGGTTAACAATTTACTTAGAAACCCAGCATCTGCATTATCAAGAACAATCAAAGGCAATTAAGAGAGGTAGTTATGAAAATCAAAGTAGAGTTCCCATTGTTATCAAACAAATTTTCAGGAGTGGAAATTACAGGGGATGTAAAAAGATATGGCATTGGGGCCATAAAAATAAGTGAAAAACCTATATTAACGTCAGAAATTACAGTAATGGAGATAGTGGGAAATAATACCCCAGATGAAGAACCAAAGTTACAATTTAAGTACACAGAGGATTATAACCCAAATGAAACATTTGCTTCATTTATGGGGAGAGCGGAAAAATATGCAAGAACCATGATAGATCGCATAAAGGCGGCACAGTAACCGCCTTTATAATATGGTACTAATTATGTAAATGTGACTGAATGATACCAAACGCCTCGATAGTTACAGGACTATCATGCGATACTTTATTTAATTCACTAATAAGTTTTTCTTTTTCAATATCAGACATATTCCTAATCATTACTTGAATTATATACTCTAAAGCAAGAGTACGTGTTTGAAGGGTCTCTATGTCTTTAGCCATTTCACTAACTAACATATTCAATTCTCCATCGAAGTAAGTCAGCCATTCCTTCGGTAAGTTTCTCTGGGCTGAATATATAAAATAACCTAATGGATATTTATTAATATCCTGATATTTGATCAGGCGGCTTTGTGTCGCCTTTTTTTATTGGAGTAACCAATGGAAGAGTTTAAATGGCGAACACAAATACAAGATTCGCCAAGCGGTGAGTTCAAGCATCGTATTAAAGAAGTTGAATTTGGAGATGGTTACAAACAAGTTGCTGGTGATGGTATTAATCCAGAATCTCAAACGTGGCCATTCTCTTATATGGGATTGAAAGATGAGGTGATGCTTATTTTTAAATTCATTCGGCAACACACAGTAAAATCATTTATTTGGACACCTCCATTTGGTGAAAAAGGGCTTTATCGAGTTAAAGCTGATTCAATATCGATGATCCCCATATCTGGTGGAGTAATGAAATTGTCAGCTACGTTTGAACAGGCATTTAGCGCATGAATATCACAGCAGATGTACAAAAATTAGAGCCGGGTAATAAGGTTCAATTAATTGAGGTGGATGGCAGTGAGTTTGATGGGCCCATTCTTCGCTTCCATGCTTACAATCTACCTCATACACCAGAAGAGATAGAGCAATCTAATGGTGATATCAAGCCAAAACCAATTTGGTGGCAAGGCAATGAATACGGGGCATGGCCTTATGAAGTTGAAGGAATGGCAAAAAATAGTGATGGTAGTCCAGCGAGACCATCTCTAAAGGTTGCCAATATAGATGGCTTAATTTCATCTCTATGTCTTCAGTTTGACGACATGGTGCAAGCCAAAGTGACTATTTATGAGACATTTGCTCACTATCTTGATGCTAAAAACTTTCCTGAGGGAAATTCAACAGCTAATCCAGACGAATGCTTTAAACAAGTTTATTACATCGATCGTAAAACTAATGAGGTGGCTGGCGAATCCGTAGAGTTCGAGCTGTCTAGCCCGTTTGATTTGCAGGGAGTAATGATACCCGTTCGACAAATTCATAACCTTTGTTATTGGTGCATGAAAGGCGATTATCGTAGTGGTAATGGGTGCTCATATTCAGGGAGTAAATATTTTGATGAGAGAGGAAACCCTGTTGATGATCCTGCGCTAGATAGTTGTGGTGGACTTATTAGTGATTGCAAAAAACGCTTTGGTGAGAATGAGCCATTAGATTTCGGAGGGTTTCCTGCTGCGGGGTTAACGAGATGATCACAAAAAAATTAAGGGAATCGATATTTCAACATGTAAAAGCTGAATATCCAAAAGAAGCTTGCGGAGTTATCTGTCAGAAAAGTCGAGTTAAAAAATACTTTCCTTGTAGCAATCTTTCAGATAGTCCAACAGAGCATTTTGAGCTTTCTCCAGAGGATTACGCCCTTGCTGAGGACTGGGGAGAGCCAATAGCAATTGTGCACAGCCATTGTGGAGATGGTGTAACGACTCAACCTAGCGAAATAGATAAACTACAGTGTGATGCGACAGGATTACCTTGGGTGATCGCATCATGCCCAGAGGGTGATATTCGAATTATTTACCCTCGAGGTGAACGAGAATTAGAAGGACGGCCTTTTGTGTTGGGCTATGCTGATTGCTGGTCGTTAATTATGGACTACTACCACCAAAAACACGGTATTGAGTTACATAACTACAGCGTTGATCGGTATTGGTGGGAAGAAGGCGAAAACTTGTATATGGATAATTACCAAAAAGCAGGTTTTGTTGATATTGCTGGTGAGCCGAAAGAGGGTGACATGATCATCATGCAAGTGCAAGCCGATGTACCTAATCACGCTGGTGTGATTATGAATGGCATGTTACTTCACCATCTTTATGGTCAACTCAGCAGGTTGGTTCCTTACAGTGATTATTGGCGAGATAGAACCGTAAAAATTGTGCGGAGGAAAGAGTTTGTATGAGCCTAAAAACAATACGTCTATATGGTGTTCTTGGCGCAAAGTTTGGGCGTGAACACAAATTAGATATAGATTCACCTCGCGAAGCAATTAAGGCGCTCTCCGTGCTTTATGATGGGTTTGAGCCGTTTCTTGCTAATGCACACCTGAAAGGGCTGGAGTTTGCCGTATTTAAAGGTAAGCGCAACATTGCTGAAGATGAATTATATCTTGATACCACAGAAGAGATCCGCATAGCGCCAGTGATAAAAGGTAGCAAGCGTGGTGGGTTTTTCCAGACTATTTTAGGCGTAGCCATGATTGGTGCTGCCATGATGTTAGGTCCTGCAGGTTGGGCTGCATTCGGTGCGGGTGGTTTTGCTGGTGGTGCTTTAGCTATGGGCGGGGCAGCAATGGCGCTAGGTGGCGTAGTGCAAATGCTGTCACCTCAGCCGCGTGGCTTATCTGTGCGTCAAGACGCCGACAATAAACCTTCATACGCCTTTGGTGGTGTTGTAAACACAACCGCACAAGGAAATCCAGTTCCTTTACTTTATGGACTAGATAGGCGAGAAGTGGGTGGAGCGATAATCTCTGCAGGGATTTACACAGAAGATCAGCAATAACATAAACGAATTTCAGAATAGCCACTATGTGGCTTTTTTTATGGGTGAAATATGGAATTAATTCATGGTGCAAAAGGTGGTGGCGGTGGCGGACATACGCCCACGGAATCACCAGATAGCTTACTTTCTGAATCAACAGCTAAGATTTTATTGGCTATCTCAGAAGGTGAAATTGCTGGTGGCTTAGACGATACTCGTATTTTTCTTGATGATACACCGATTGGCAATGCGGACGGTACTAAGAATTTTGAGGGTGTCACTTGGGAATTTAGACCGGGTAGTGAACACCAAGAATACATTCAGGGTATCCCATCAGTAGATAGCGAAACATCGGTAGGGTTGGAATTAAAAGACGATCAGCCCTATGTGCGGAGCATTAATAACACTCAGCTATCTGCTGTGCGCATTAGACTATCTGTTCCTCAATTGTTTCAACAACACGATAACGGGGATACTACAGGCTATAGAATTGAATATGCTATTGACTTATCTACAGATGGTGCTGGATATAATGAAGTATTAAAGTCTGCTTTTGATGGTAAAACGACCAGCGAATACCAGCGAACACACCGCATTGACTTACCCAAGGCAAATACAGGTTGGCAGATCCGTGTCCGACGATTAACTAAGAATCAGAATACAGCCAGAATTGTTGATAAGGTTACTATCTCTGCTGTTACTGATGTTATCGATGCTAAATTGCGTTATCCAAATACGGCCCTATTGTTTATTACTTTCAATGCGCGTCAATTTAATAACCGCATCCCTAAAATTAGCGTTCGCCCAAAAGGTGGCTTGCTTATCAAAGTGCCCACGAATTATGACCCGATTAATCGGGCCTATTCAGGCGTATGGGATGGCACCTTTAAACTTGCAGCAACCAATAACCCGGCATGGGTATTTTATGATTTAGTACTCAATAATCGCTACGGCTGTGGTGACCGGATCCAGTCTTCTCAGGTTGAAAAGTGGGACCTGTATAAGATTGCGCAATATTGTGATGAATTGGTACCCGATGGGCATGGTGGTGATGGTAAGGAGCCTCGATTCCTGTGTGATGTTTATATTCAATCGCAAGAATCGGCATACCAAGTACTGAGAGATATAGCGGCTATTTTTCGTGGTATGACATTTTGGGCTGATAACAAGGTTAATGTTGTCGCTGATATGCCAGATAGTATTTTTAGAACGTTTACTAATGCCAATATTGTTGGAGGTAAGCCTACCTATTCAGGAGGTAGTCAGCAAAATCGATATACGCAAGCATTAGTTTCCTACACAGACACCAATGACCACAGTAATGATGCGATTGAGGCTGTGGCCGATATTAAACTACAGCGTCGTTACGGAGTACGCAAAACTGAAATATCAGCGATAGGTTGCACTCGACAGACGGAGGCTAACCGTAGAGGTCGCTGGGCGTTACTCACCAATGCTAACGACAGAGTTATTAGTTTTGCGACAGGATTAGAGGGGGCAATACCTTCTCCTGGTCATATCATTGCTGTTGCCGATTCTACATTGGCTGGAAGAGATAATGGTGGACGTATATCGCGTGTAGAAGGCAGAAAAATAACACTTGATCGCAGAGCCAATATTAAAGCTGGTGATAGGTTGATTGTTAATCTGCCAAACGGGCGCTCAGAGGGAAGAACCGTATCACTGGTTGCTGATAATATCATTACAATTTCAACGGAGTACTCACAGGAACCAGAGAAAAACGCAGTTTGGACAGTTGATGCTGATGATTTAACATTACAACTTTATCGGGTCGTTAATATTACTGATAATGGCGATAATACATACACTATTACTGGCGCAATCCATAACCCAAGCAATTACGATCACATTGACTCTGGCGCAAGAATAGGTGAGCGTCCAATCACCATTGTTCCACCGAGTGTGCAAGCACCACCTAAAAACATTCGTATATCATCCTATTCTCAGGTTAATCAAGGTATTTCATTTATTACTCTGCGTGTTGATTGGGATGCAGTTGATAATGCCATTACCTATGAGGCTCAATGGCGGAGAGATAATAATAACTGGGTATCAATGCCAAGAACATCAACATGTGGGTTTGAAGTTGATGGCATTTATGCTGGTCGTTATCAGGTGAGAGTTCGTGCGATAAATGCGTCTGAAATATCCAGTGTATGGACTAATGCGCCAGAAACAACACTGACAGGAAAAGTAGGGAGCCCGCCTAAACCTGTAAACTTTAGAGCTTCACCGCTCGTATTTGGCATTAAGTTAGGCTGGGAATTTGGTGAAAACACCAGTGATACGTTAAAAACGGAAATTCAGTACAGCAAAACCAATAATGGTGAAGGTCTGATGCTGTTATCTGATGTTCCTTATCCCTCAAAAACCTATGAAATGGCAGGGTTATCAGCAGGTTTAACGTTTTATTTTAGAGCAAGACTGGTAGATAAAATAGGTAATCATTCCGAATGGACTGAGTTTATTCTGGGAGAATCTGAGTTTGATGCTAGTATTATTCTTGAAGAATTAGCGGGGCAAATCAGCCGAGACCAACTCGCACAAGACTTATTGGGTGAAATTAACAGTAAAGCTAACCAAATCGATATTACTGAATTACATGAGTTAATGAGGATAAATCACGACAAGCTTTTAGAAGAGTCAATGAGGCATGGCGCGACAATCGAAGAAAGTGAAAAAAAACTAGAGGAGGCAGAAAAATTACTGGCTGAGCGGATTAACCAAGTTTCAACGGTAACAGAGGCTCAGGCCGCCGCAATTAAACAAGAGCAACAAGCACGTATTGAGACTGATAAAACCGAAGCACAACAACGCCAATTCTTAGCCACTCAACTTCGTGGTGATTATACCGGT